GTCATAATGTATTTACGCAGCAGGTTGGCGGCAAGACTTTTGGACCGTTCTCAGATGACATGATGGTGGCGATGCGTGAGCCAAGCATGACGGCTGACACAGGTGCAGGGCTGCCACCTGCAGAAGTGGCACTGAGTGCAAGCCAGCTACGTTACAACATGCAGGAGTTTGCCAGTAAGTTCTTTGAAAGCGGTGCAATGCCTGCTACACTGATCAGCACCAGCAGCAACCCAAATGCAGCAGAAATGGAGCGTGCGCAGTCATTCTTTCGCAGGTCATTAAGTGGTGTGGGCAATGCTTGGAAAACTTTGTTCTTACGTGGCGAAATATCAGTCAAAACACTAACGCCAGAGATCAAGTCACTAGCCATGAAAGAACTTAGTGACCATGTGGCGTTGGACATTGGGGCTGCGCTCGGAGTGCCGAGGTCAATTCTGGAGAGTGACGCTGCGAATTACGCAACCAGCCAGACCGACTTGCACAGCTTCTGGCACATGACAATACGCCCAAGATTGCCGATGTTTGAAAACGTTATAAACCTGCAACTGTTTGCCGGCACTGACTATAACCTGCAGTTCGTACCAGAACAATTAGATGTATTCCAGGTCGATGAGTCACTGAGGGCAGCTAGTTTATTACAGTTGGTGACTGCCGGTGTATCACTAGCAGAGGCGATGCTGATGCTGGGCTATGATCCACTAGAGAACAAACCCGAACCACCTGTGGAAGTAGTGGTGGAAGAAGATGCCGAAGACGCACAGGTAGCAAGTGAATTAGCCACCTGGCAACGGTTCGCATTACGCAACCTGAACAAGACCAACCAACGTGAATTTGAAACACATCATGTACCTGCATATATGGCAGACCAGATAAGCAACAATCTTGTAAAGGCTAGTACCACAAAGGAGGTCAAAGAGGCTTTCGAGCCTCGCAGATTTCTGGGTTGGCAAAGCTACACTGAACCAGCAGTTTGAGCGCATAGATAACAGGGCAGAACGTGACATTAGTGAGATCGAAAAACGGGGTGAGCAGTTGATAGCAGAGGCACTAGAAAAGCAGTTGCGGCTGGCATTGCCTAATGAACAGGAAGTGGATAATGCGGTGCAACGGCTACAGCTAGGCGCGGAGTATTTGAAAGATGCCATGACCGCATTTATAAATGACAGTATTTTATTGGGCGTTGATGTAGGTGACCAAGAGATCAATGTGTTTTATGGCGAACAAAAAGTGCTTGACGATATTGATCTGGGCAGCGTGGCAGGCGATGCCATTGACTGGGTAACGCAAAGGGTGCAAGTTTTGATGCAGGAGTTAGGACAAACAAGCAGGGACACTTTGACCAAAATGATCGCGCAATGGAAAGACAATAACTTACCATTCAGCGAACTAATGTCCACACTAGAAAAGGCTGGCTGGGGTTTTGATCCAAGACGTTCAAAAATGATAGCGGTCACAGAGGCAACAAGGGCTTTCAACAAAGGTAAGCTGATGATAGCTGCAGTTAGTACGTTGACTATTCATAAGCGATGGATAACCAGAGGCGATGAGAGGGTTTGCCCTATCTGTGCAAAGCTGGGAACAATGCGCTTTAGGGTGGGTGAGGGGATAAGTCTTGGTGCAGACTTTGAGCATCCAGGCGGTGCAGGCGCTGCAGCACAATTTGAAGGGGAATTATTTATGCAGCCACCAGCACATCCGAATTGTGGTTGCAAAATTAGATTAGTAGCTTTGGGTTTGCCGATTCCGTTCACAGGTAGTGGACCGCATAACTAATTATGACCAGAATAACGATGACGATAGATGACAGTAAGATCAGAAAGCAACTAAAAGTGCTGACCGTTATTGCGCCTAAAATACTAAATAAAGACTTGAATGCAGCTATGGAAAAGGCAGCCGATAAAGTCAAACGTTATCCGCCCAGATTGCCTAATCAAAAGTACAAGAGAACAAAGACGTTTTTATACAGCGT